AGTCCATGTACGGTGATGATGCTCTCTGGTTTCGCAGTCCACAACAACACTTATGCACTCTGGAAGGTAGTCCAATTTATGCTCCTTCATCAGCATCCACGATTCAATAGCTAACTGTTCGCAGTCCTTAGCGTAGGTTTTAGCCTTCCCCTTCGTGTTGGTTCTGCACTTATAGTCAGCCAAAAACAGGGTACCCCCCGCATCCCTTCCAATGAAATCTACAGAGCCAGCTATCTTAATGTAATTGTTGGAGATCAATCGTTCGCAAGCAATGGGGGTTACCTCATTTTTTACAACCCAATCGTAAAAGGGGGTACCCCACTCGTCGTAGTCATAGTTGTGAGGGCACTCCCGTTTTTGGTCATAGATTAAACAATTAATCATATCTTCAATTGTCTCATGAACTGATGTGCCGAATTCAGAGCTTGGTATTTGCTCCCCCGTTGAGGGGTGAGTCCTAGTCCCGTAGGTAAGCCTTTCAATCTCTTGCCACGAGTTCCCCGCTCCCTGCCTCGTTAATTCAAACATCATTCTGGGCTTATAAATTGAATCCAAGAACTCATCCTTCACTATTCCTAGCACTGTTGTTACTGATGGATAAACATGGGAGCCTTTCTTTTTAGCTTGATGGGGGGTACCCACATCTGGTTCAAACTTCGGTTCGTCTTTGCAATTGTAAAAGTGAGACATTATTTTTGTATCTTTCTATGTTGTAGGGTTAGTAGGTCGTTGGTCTTTATCATTGAAATTAAGTCCCTGTTTGTTTTCCTGTTATACACTTTGTAAAGGGCTTCCCTTGCTGTGTAAACATAACTATCTTTATCACAAAGACGATCAGCTAATTCAGCAAGGTCTTTTTGGCGTACCATAATGTAATGATCCGCTTGCTCAAATGCAATGAAGTCCTGCTCGCCGTAAACCCACCCGTGATTACCTAGGGTGTTCTTAAACTCAATCCAAATAGTATCTGGAGATTTTTTGCCGTGTCTGCTAACACGCTTCATTGCTTTGACATCAATGGTACCCGCACTACAAACCCAATCAATGTGCTTGTATTGTTGTTCCTTCGTAGCCTCTTTTACATCCGTGTAAATGCCCTCTAATAGTTTCCCGAACTCCCTTTCGGTGGCGTTCCCTTCTTTCCAGCACTGGGCACCTACCCACTTTTTGTAAGTGGATAAGTTAGCCCTGTTATAGCCAGATTCAAAATCCAAGGAATCCATTATAGCTCCTCCATATCCATTAAGTAATTAATAGCTTCGGAGAGAGTCGTGACTTCATCTATGTGATAAGGGTAAGTTACGAGCAAAGTAGAATTCCCCCAAATCTCAACGCCTTCATCCTTGCCGTCAATATCCCGTGCCCAGTCAAGGCTTAGACGCATTTTTGCGAAGTAATCAAACAACTCCGAATGTGATCTAGAGGGTACCCCAGTTTTTATTCGTAAGGCATATTGGTTGCCATCGCAAAGGTCAACAGCGTAGCAATCCGTAAAAGACCCCCACGGTGTAAGCTTTAATACTATTTCGTCGTCAGCGATCCCATCTTTGGGTACGTCTGGGTAAGTGTATAATTGTATTTTCTTTTCCATTTTGTTCCTTTCTTAGTTTTTGTATGCGTAGTCCCTTTGATCCACAAGGTCGCCTATCGCCCATTCAATATTGTCCCAACTAATGCCGTGACAGGCATCGTGGTTGTGTTCTACGGTACCTAAAACATCGTTGGCTTCATCCTCCGTGAGTTTAACCTCCATGCTTTTCGCGGTTTCCATTACATCTTGGGTACACCATGTTATGTGTATTTCCATTTTGTTCCTTTCTTTTAGTTGTTGTTTACTTCTTGTGCTGGTTCAAGTGGTACCCACCCGAAAGCAATAGAATCCTCAATGTCCTTGACGGAGCTTTCTGGTTCGCCAGAGCCACCACTAGGGGTACCTCCAATAACCAGCCCGTTGCCAACTAATGGTTGCGGGTATGATTGCATTTGGAAAGCTGGTTGCATTCCACTGCGGAGTAATCCTTCGTCGTCAACGAACAGGTAATCCCCATTCGGAAGTCGTACGGTGGTAAACATCGTACAACCTATTTCGTCACACATGAAGTCCGTATCAATGCAATCTTCGTCCTGCATCGGGGCTTCTAGTTCTGTGACTGTTCCTTCTTTGGCGTTTATTTTTAGTATTTTCATATTTTCTGGTTAGTTATAAAAGTATAAATAGACTATTAATGCTACAGTCAAGGGGGAAATTAATACATAATATTTCATAAATATTTTTATTTTGCTTGACAAGGGTTTTATTGGCTCCATACCTTAAGGATACCCCGTTAGTTAAGGTTTAATATTTTTTTATAAAAAATAAGTTTCCTTAAAGTGGATACCTTAAGATTCATACTCTGGTACCAAATCCATAATTAACATTATGTCGGAATCCGTAAGGCACTTAAGCGGTAAGTGTACCAACTTGGTGCCCCCGTCCGCCCAGTAGTGAATTGACTCAAGGTCAATCTCCTCCAGTTCCCACTCAAGCCAACGCTCCGTGACTTCTTGGTTCCCTGCTGTGCTGGTGCACTCGCAAAGAGAAGGCGTAAAGATTGCTTCGCCGTAAACGTCAATTTTTTTCCCGTCCCTTATTTCAAGGTCAAGTAATTCAAATTGTTTTATTTCTGCTTCTGGTAGTTCCATGTTATTCTGTTTCCTCTCTTTGTTCCTCTAGCTTTGTCTGCAAGTATTCAATCATGCACTCAAGGTTAAGCACTGGTGCGGGCTCCTTGGAAAGCTCTCGCTTCCTTGTGGATACTTCGCGGTAAACTGCTTGCTCTTCTTGCTCCGTTGGTTCGGGCGTGTCTTTTAACGCCTTGAAAAGCATCTCGCATCTTTTAATGCGTTCTGCTTGGTGTGTTTTGTATTCTTTTAGTATGTGTTTGTATTTCATAACAACGCTACCCTTGCACCCGCCGCTAACCATTGCAAGCTTTTTTTTCATAAAGATATGAATAGCAATAAAATGCAAAAGTGGGTACCCCTGCCGTTTCCATTCGGGCACAAAAAAGAGGCACCCTTTCGGATGCCCCTTTAGTAACCATAAACGAAATTATAGTGCGAGAGTTCGGGAACGGGTACCTCTGTAAGCGTCCAACAGTTCCGTGTCCTCGTACAAGTCCCTGTCTTGAATGAAATACACCCAAGCATAGGTGGTGCTCCAGTCGTGCATTGATACTGGTATCACTCGGCGTTTGTAGAATTGGGGGTGCCCCTCTAAACGATCCAGTCCCTCAAGTGTTGCGGGGTTTACATCGTAAATCTCAAGCGTTACATTTTCGCCTACCCCTTCTACGTCGTGCAAGTACGGCAAGCCGTCAACCTCAAGGGGGTACAGGTCTTTAGTCTTACCCGTCCCTACGAAGTCCGCATTCTTTAGCAGTCGGTGGTTGCTATAACCTGTCTTGAGCGTTCCATAAACGCCTACCCGTAGATTTTGCGGGAAGCAGTTCGCCTTGGAATAGTAGATACCCCCTCGCCTGTGCCACTCGCCTACCCGCTGAACCTTACCACTGGTCAAGTCAACGATCGCGAAGCGTGTATCGGTAAGCTCTAAGAAGGGTACCCAATCACTGCGGTACATCTTGGGCAAGACACGATCCGCTATGTGAGCTATGTCACTTGTGGTTTTTGTGCCGTACCCCTCAACAGTTCCGTTACTGAATATAACAGTGTCTTTGTCAACGTGGAACGGGTGGATGTTGTTTGTGTCAATGGTGCCCACCGTTGCAAATCTGAAGTGGGCAACGATTGGTCGCGGTGTTGCGAGTATCTTGTCAACAAGATCGTACTTGAACAGCTTGCGGGTTTCGCCCGTGTCAAGATATGTTATGCCGAAGCCGTGCGGGTTAACTAGTTTTGCCCGTTGTATAATATCTACGGGGATTCTTTGTCCTTTTGGTTTGTGTATGATTAAACACATTTTTGTTCCTTTCGTTTTGGTTTATGTTGTATCCTATTGCTAGGATTCTTTTAATATAGCACATAAATATTTAATGTCAAATCTTTTTTTAATCTTTTTTTTCGTAGCACCCTGAACCTGAAACACTTACAAAAGACGGTACCCCCAAATCCCCTGAAATCTATATGCCCCATAGATTCTAAAAACAAGGTACCCCCGTCCAGGCGAAATCCCCAGGCAAACAAAAAAGGGGTACCCCCTTCCAGGTAGCAGCCCCTGGGGACACAAAAAAACCCCGCCGAAGCGGGGCTTGTGTAAGGGGTAGCCGTTATACGTCCATAACATGTTGCCAAGCGTCCTCGTCAATAGCTTCGTCTCCAAGGTATGGTTCCCAGTTCTTTTGGCTGTATCTTTTCTTAGCTCCGAATACATCGGCAATGCCGTTTAAGCGTTCCCGTGTTGTTGGCGTATTCCAGCCAGCTAATGTCATAAGCAGGGCACCGTCTTCTATCTTGGCGATCTTGTTTCCGTGGAGGAAGACCTCGCCGTCCATCGTGGCGGTGTTCCCCTTGTTCACATCTTGGCGGGCGAACAGTGCATTTGCTATTTCTTGAGTAATCTTTCTCATTCTGTTTTCTTTCTTTTTTTGGTTATTAATAAGCAGTGGTTCCGCTTATCTTCAATCAGTAAACAATACCTATATATATATGTCAAATTCTTTTTTCATTTTTTATTTCATTAATACATACAGTGTAGTCACTTACAAAAGACGGTACCCCCTGTCTAGCTGTTTCGGGGATCTATGGAAAACAGGGTACCCCCTACCCGCATGGATCTATGCACGGGAACCGAAAACAGGGTACCCCCGCACGGCACCGCACAGGGCACGGCACGGGAAAAGCACGGCACCGCACAGCACAGGGCAAAAGCGGGTACCCGCCCGCAAGCAACGAGAGGGTACCCACAGGGCACGATCGCAACACGGGCAAGGGTAAGGGTAGGGCACAAAAAAGCCCCGCCGTAGCGGGGCTCGTGAGGGCGTGGCTGGTTCAACCGATCCGCGGTGCCTTTGCACCGAAACCGAAGTGGTTCATTCTCTCAATGAAATACTCAATGAGTACCCGTGAGGCATCATTGACGGGGTCAAGCGTGCCGTCTAGATTGTGCCGTGCCCACTTGATGGCAAGAAGCACGTTGTGCATCGGGTTGTTATACGATTCGGTGCGGGTTACCTGTGTACGGCACCGCTCTGTGCTTGACTGGCAAAATGCCGACCACGCAACGATCTTTCCAAAATCAAGCGTTGCCGCGTGGTGCCTGTATTCCAGTGTGCCGTGCTTGGCAAAGCTTGTGAGGTTAAGCTTGCGATACCTTAGGAAGCCGCCCGAACGAATACGCCCGCCGTCAATAGCGGTGTCTAGAATCTCCTTCGTGCTTCGGCAATAGCGTTTATGAGTTGGCATCGCTTCTTGATCCCCGCGGCGTGTGAGAGGCATCAAGCAGTCAATTGCCTTTTCGCTTTTGACGTAGTGATTAAGGGCGTACTGCAAACGCTTTGGAGTAAATCCTTGTGCATCGCAATGTACATGCAACCCGCAACACTTGCGAACCTTGGCACCATAGCGATTAAGCACATCAAGCACCAGTTCAAGCTGTTTAAAAGCTTCGGAAGGCATCAGTGGAGGCATGATCATTTCAAACCCTTGGTAACCCCGTGGTGGATTGTTAAGGCTACCATCGGGAATGCCTTTCCAGTACGGGCGTGTGGTGGTGTTCCACCGCTCGCGGTTGTAGTTAACCTGTGCGGTGAAAGCCGCGTCAATATCCCCGCGGTGCTCGCTAGGAATGTAACACTCAATCTCAATGCCAATGGTCTTTTGACGCATTACTGTGAGGGCGATTTGCTGTGCTGTTTCTTGGTTCATGTTTCGTTTTTATTTGGTTATGGCTTCGGCGTGGTGCCTAGGCTCGCACCGATACTGAATACCTTTTGCACCCATTGCAAGGCTATTCTACCCCTTTTTATTGCCCCTTAAATGGGTACCTTGTTTTAAGAGGAAATGCACCGCTCACGGGCACCGCGAAACGAAACGCGAGCCTCTCACGAAACACGGGTACCTTGCTCATTGGGGGCGGGGGGGTTGAACTAATTTCTTGTTCAAGTTACGTTTATATATTAACTAGGTTTCAAAAAAAAAGGCAACTCATAGGGGGGTTCCAGTCCACCCAGTGCATTGGTATACCTTAAGGTATCCTAGTCATGGTTAATTAGCTCGTATAAACTCGCAGGAGTCCATTCAACTGCACCTTAACGCTTGGTATCCTTAAGGTATACATAGATTAAACCGCTTGTCAAGCTTATTTTTCAATTATTCCTTAAGTATCTTTGCTGTTGACAACTGTATAAGAAGTGCTAATGTTGGGCTTGTGTCAGAAGATATACACAAGAAAATGCTAATGAAAGAGATTTCTGAGCAGATACAAAGAGTATCCGCCGAAAAGGAAATCATTCAGCTAAAGAGTCTTAGCCGCCATGCCCCCGAAAAGGTGGCGGAAATACTTTATTTGTTTAGCACAGGCAGTTCTCAGACCAAATTGGTCAAGAAGTACGGTTACGCCAGAGAAACAATTATAAGTGTACTGACTGATTACTCAGATGCTCTGGGCACATTTCGGGAGCTTAGTGGTAAACTATCCGCTAAAAACTACATGAATCTCAGTAGCCTAGAAGAAGACTTAATTGAGAAGGTGCGTGACCGCATGGACAATGACCCCGAAATGGAGGTCAGTTTTCGGGATTTAAAGGAGCTGTCCATAGCTAAAGCTAATGCCAATAGAGAGGCTATGACGGCTAGGGGTGAGGTAACTAATATTACTGAGGGCAGAAAGGTTTACACCAAGGAGGATTATGATGATATTGTTAAGTCCGCCAAGGATCGCATCAAGAAAGCTAAGATTATAGAAGCAGAAATTGTAACAGAGGAGGATAATGGACGAGGAGATTCTTGATAAGCTAAAAGAAATACTAGGGGAACATTATCCTAATTACTGCATTATTGTGCTGGATGAAGAAGGAGAGGTGCAGTCCGAATACACTACTGTTTCAGTAGCTAGAATGCTTATTAGAGAAGCTTCACTAGATTTTAGAGATGACAACGTAGAAGTTATATGGGATACAGAAGATACTGATGATTAGCTTTACGGAGCATCCAATACTAGAGCCACCTACAGACGAAGAAATTGTAGCTTTGGCGGAAGTTGATCCAAAATTGTTAGCTGATTTACATCAGGCTCACGAAAATCTTATTCGTGCCAGCATAGAAAATCCGTTGCAAAGTGGTTTTGATTTAGCTGGATGGGGCAGGATTCGTAGTGCAATAGGAAAATATAATGAGGTTATTACTTTTGGCGGCAATCGTAGTGGAAAAACCACTGGCTGTGCAAAGCTACTGATGGAAGCGGTGACTAAAAACACCGACGGTCATGTTGTGTGCTTTAGTCAAAATGCTGATACATCAGTCAAGGTTCAGCAAGCCGCCGTATGGGAAATGATGCCCAAAGAATTTAAGAAAAAAACTAAAAGCATTGAAGGCTACATTAATTTTAGTATGCAAAATGGGTTTACTGGTTCTAGTTTCATATTTCCTGACACTAGAACTAGAGTGGACTTTAAAACCTATACGCAGTTCAGCAACAATCAGACTATCCTTGAGGGATTTGAGTTTGGATTCAAAAACAACCCAGAACTTAATATCGGGGCTTGGCTAGATGAATACTTGGGTGACGCTTCACTAGTAAACACCTTGCGATTTCGTTTAGCTACAAGAGATAGTAAGATGTTATTGGGATTCACCCCAATTGACGGATATACATCATTTGTAGCTGAATATTTGAAGGGTGCACAAACACTACAGACCCGAAAGGCATCTCTGTTAAAAGATAGAGAACTTCCCGTCCAACAATACAGTCCGAAGCGTGATGCTGGAGTAGTTTATTTGCATTCTGATGAAAACCCATTTGGGGGATATGACCGAATAAAGAAAGATTTGCAACAATCCACTGATGAGCAAATT